ACAGTTTCAAGGTGTTTAATCGTTGAGGCTGCCAATTTACCATCGCTAGGATTGATTGTTAGCGGAGAGCCTAATTCAGGAATAAGATATGTACGTATTCCTCTCACGGCCTTATCCATTGTTCTTACACTTTCAATCATCGCATAATCACTAGTAGCCGCATCCATTGTATGGCTATCATTTACATACGATCCTGCAAAACCGCTAAATGTGCGAAAAAAGATATATCTAGCATTATCAAGTGCCTCAATAACTCCACTGTCTAATTTGCGATACTCAGAACCATCACCGAATGCAGGCAAAGAGATACCTGTGGGGAATTTTTGAACCCAACCAATGCTTTCGTGTACAGATGCGGCCGATATTAAACCTAAGACAACACCAATTGCAGAAACGCTCGCGTGACCTACGTTATCAGCATGATTATATAAATCAAACCCTTTACCACTTCCTGCTTGCCCAATGACAACTGATACACGGCATTGATTAGAGCCTGCAATTGTTTTTGGTAAAGCACCTAAAGTAGTGACCTTTGGAGCGTACACGATAGAGAGAGGAACGTCCTCGCTTTCGAGCGCTGTAGCCACACCTTGCAATGCTGTTAAATGGTCAGCCGATAATTCCACATCGCCACACCATACGGCTAATTGACGAATATCACCTCCAGCATATTGCTGCATCCTTTTTAACTCCAAAAATGTTAAATCTGCCACATCTGTTGGTTTAGAAAACAAACCCAGATAAAGAGTTACCCCGTTATTCATACGAAATAATTCCGACAGCTGATAATGAAGGACACGAAGCATCCATTTTTCTGATGTTGAGGTAATTCCTAAACTTTCAGCAGTCTCTAGGCTAGAACAAACTTTTATTCGTTCTGATGCCGTAAAGCCACTAGGTAAGTCACCATCTGCAATGTATGCAACAAAACCACTAATATGGTCGTTACCTGCCAATGTTTTAGGGACATTACCGTTTGAACGGTTAAATTTTAGATTATTCATTATTTATCGCGTTTGATAGTTACTACATTAGTATCTTTCAGCGTCCGTGCGTGATTTTTTGCATCACCATGATTGCCAAATGCTGTGCCGTCAGAGGTTACATGAACTTCCTTTAAATTAGGATAATTCGCAAGCGTTTTCTTAGCAATACCTGCAATTGCATCTGAAACTTTTGGAGTTGCCTCCGTTTTTTTTGTAGGATCTTCTGTTACGGTCGTATTGCCGTCAGTTGTTGTTTTTTTAGCCATTTTAAAAGGGTTTTAAACGTTTTTTTAATAGTGTCCAACTAATGATAATAATGATAAGTAGTATTAATGCAACTAATAATCCTATTTTGAAGCCTTGCCAACCACTTGTGTCGGTTTTTTGGGTATCTTCATCATGTACGTCACTGGTTGCGTTTTCCTTATTGTTCGTTGAAGTCACCTTATTATCATTAGTTTTTGATTGTTGATTGGCAACTTCCTTTACATTAGCATTTTTTTTGCTTTGTTTTGTCGTCCGTTTTTTTAAAGGCGGAGTACCAGTTTGTGGGTCTGTAGGTTTGGATGTATCAAATTCATCAATCGTTGTCAATGTCTGGTCAGCCGTTTCGGTTGTTTTGGACAATGTTGCATCCGATGTTATTTGTGCATTTTCCGTTGTTTTTGTCTGGTTCGCAGTTTCCAACGTTGCTAAACTTTGTCTTTTTTTTGTCGTCGCACAACTAACCATTAACAGTGTCAGAACTGCCACTAATATTGTCTTTTTCATTAGCGTTTTTGCTTAATTTTTGTACGAGGTTCGTTAGTTTTTGTACCTTTTTTTCCAAATCATCAATTTTGGAGACAAGATCACTTCTTTCTGCTTGCCATTGTGCTTTTTCAGCCAATAAATTCAAGTTCTTTTTTTGCTCATCCATTAATCTATTGGTCATATCTCTAACGGTATCGGTCAATTCTTTGATACTTGCAAGTAGTGGTGAAATAGAACCATTTACTAGCTCAACATCTTGTGCTTTTTTTTCGCGTCCCGTCTTCCATTTGGAAGTAAACCAGCCCAATAAAGCGGTGATGATGGGCAAAAGAAACGTGTTCAAATAATCGTATAGAGTTGCATTCATTGTTTTATTCCTATTGATTTCAACCATTCTTGTACATCGAATGATGGGCATGCCTTGTGTGCAATTTCATTATGACCTATAATGCGAATGTTTGGATTTTTTTGATGAAAATCAAGAACGTAGCGTTTAAGGCTTTCAAGTTGAGCGGATGTTCTTGTGTCTTTTGGGGTTTGTTTTCCGTCGGCGGAAATCCCGCCAGCGTACACAATATGCCTACTTATTCCATTATACCCGCGCGCTCCGTTCGTGATTTCCCAAGGATCAACAACTGCATCTTCGTTATTATTGGCCAACCTTTCCCATTTTCCGTTGAGATGTAACAAATCGGTATATCCAACTTGTTTCCAGCCTCTACCAATTGGAGGTGGAGAACAATGCCACGCCTTAATTTCAGAGGCTTTCACGTCCCGATTTTCAGGCGTGGCCGTGCAATGAATAACAAGATATTGCAGTTTGCTCATTATTATGCTTTAGCAGATACAATGGCACCACGACATTCATCTTTGAATGGCAAGCAAATTGAACGTTTTGCATAGTTCATTTCACTTTGTTGTGTCGATGGGTTGTTTTCTGCTTTTGTATAATAGAATTTAAGTGTACCATCAGCACGCATACACTTACTTACGGCAAATGCAATACTTGCTTGTTCGTCAGTTTCTGCTGGAATGGCACCAAAAACAAGCTCTTTTTTCGTGCTTACAGTGTAGTATGGTGCATCTAAATATTCGTAAATATCAAAGCCATAGATACGACCAATTTTACCAGTTGTTTCATCGATTGCCGTGCCTTTAAATACGTTTTCATTTTCATCGATTAAATCGGCTGAATGGTCTGGACACAACACCAATATACGATCGGTTAAAGGAACGCGTTGTTTGTCAAATGCTTTTTTAAGTTTTGACAAATCGGCTTTAACGAGTTTGCGGCGGCCATCTACTAAAGCACCTGTTGTCAATAATACTGGAGTAGCATTTTTGTGTTCATTAGGAGCTAATGAATGGAGTGCTTTGCGATATTTTGCCTCTTCAATCGCATCTTTATGGCGTTCAACATGAGATGCTGCAATATCATAGCTAATAGTATCTAATACGTCGTCGCTAATAACGGTACGCTCAGTTTGATACTTGTCTAAACCAATTGGTTTATCTGCATCTGCAATGTCTGTAATACCGATAGGATAAGTTGTGTTATTAATAAGTACATTAGGGTTACCACCGATGTTTACAAAGTGAATTACATCGTTTTGTACGTCATTATCAAATGAACGGATACGATTATACCACCCAACACTTTCGGCGGAGATTTTAAAGGCTTTATTCATGAAGCCAGTCCAAACCTCTTTTGCTAATCCTGCACCCATGACGCCCGATGGCATAAAACCACCAGCAAATACAGACACAAGATTTAATCCGATAGCACCAAATTGTGGCGCTAAATCTAACATTGGTGCAACTGTGGCACCCATTACAGCATTAAATGCAATCGCTGTTAACAGCGTCAAAATCGAAAATAGTTTTTTCATTCAGTTTTTAAAAATATTGTTTTACAATTGATTACCTTGTAATAATTAAGCCTCACTTAGAGGCGAACAGCCGAACTCGTCGCGGAATAACACAATATATTTTTCAGGTTCTTCCTTTTTGAGTTTTGCAGCCTTTTCTGGAGTTAAATCAGCCCATTTTAAAGCGACTTTTTCACCGTCTTTACTGTTGTCAATAACGTCAGTTGGCTTGGTTGCTGGGTGCAACAATGAGAGTGTTGAAGTTAAATCTTCTAATCCTAAGGCTTTACCCAATTTGACAAAATGCTCTTTCTTATCGGCGGTAATACGCTTATCTGCTATTGCTGCATCAACTAATCCAGTAATAGCTTGTAATTTCACATTTTCGCCAGTTTGCGCTTGTAATTTTAGCGCTTCAATCGCGGAAACCGCTTGGTCGCTGGTGGCCGCTTCATTAAGCCCCAACGCCAACAAAATTTGTTTCATTTGTTTTGTTTTTAGATTATTAATACTATTAATTCCCTCGTTGGGGTCTGATTTTAACTGTAAAATTGGTAATGCATTGCTATCAATATTAGCTGCTAATTTTAAAACATTTCCCTCATAACCGAGTTGTAACGGCAATGCGTCATTATTTCCGCCAATATCAACAACGGATATTTCCATAAGTCTTGACTTGGTAACAGTTGAGCGGGTTTGACCTTCTACAACCAGCTCAACTTCTGTGCTGGTTTCAAGAACTTCTAAATATGGAGATACCATTCGTAGAAAATTGTTATCCCATTTATCTGCTATCTTTTTTGATTCAGGATCTAACGTGTCAAATACTAATGTCCCAAGTAGTTTGTTTTCTTCAACTCGAACATTATCGACCCGACCAATTGGTAGACCTCTTGTGTGCATATATAATAAAATTGGATTGCGCTTATATTGTTCAAAGTCAATCCCTAATGTTATGACACGAGAACCATAACAATTAACCCTTTCGGTTGATATAACAACATCTCTACTTTTAGCCATTTGTCAAAATTTAATTGCTCTGGTGTTCGGAATCGAACCGACAACACGTCTCATAACCGTATTTTACCATTAAACTACACCAGATGCGGCGTTAACCGCGATTACTAACCAAAAATCAAATTACCATGAAAAACCTAATACCTGACACCCTAATTTAATAGGGTGTACTTTTATGTCCTTGGCGCATCTATTTGTGTGTACTTTACAAAAATAAAAAACTAGATTTTTCACTTTCAATGCGCCTTCCTAGTTGGGTTTTGTTGCGGGTGCTGGAATCGAACCAGCGACCTTCGGGGAATGAACCCGATTAGCTACCACTGCTACAACCCACAGTTTGATGATGCAAATTTGGCGTGTTTTGTCGGAGATATAAAATTGAGTGTTAATTCTTTACACTCTTTTTTATCCCACCAGTAATAATGCCGACTTTTGCAGTGCAAAAGAGCCAAAAAGGCATTAATAATTAAATTTAAGCGTATGAATGAAATCAAAAAATGACAATAAAGAGTCGCAAAAAGAATTTGCTTTAGCTCTTTACATGCAGAATTTTACACAGTCGGTTATCGCTGAAAAGGTTTTAGTATCAAAACAGACAATTAACAAATGGGTAAGCGAGGGCGGCTGGGCTGAAAGACGTGCCGCAAAAAATATTACTCGGCCCGAATTAGCAAATCGTTTATTATCTGCTATTGCTACAGAAATAGAGAGGCTAAACGAAAAAGGAGATGACAAAGAAGCTGTAAGTAATGGCACAATTGATAAGTTGTCAAAAATGGCCGCAATTGTCGAAAAATTAGATAAAAAAGCAAACGTTGTTGATGCTATTGAGGTGTTTATTGCCTTTGGGAAATGGGTTCAATACCGCGCTACTATTGATAAGGAGCTAACTCCAGAATTAATAAAAGCCATTAACAAGTACCAGGACTTATATATTTCAGAATTGCTCGGCGAAAAATTTAAGTGATGAAAATTTGATGGCATTTTTAATGTAATGCTAAACGATTAAAATACAATTTACCAAATGACAAAAGGCTCAGAACTAGAAGCGTTAAAAAAGTGGAAAAGGCATTGCGAAAATGTGCAAAATCAAACTGTTGTAAATAGGTCAGAAGAACCTATTGATAAACAAACACGCATTGAACGCGCACGTAAAGATTATAGCTATTTTGTTGAGTATTATTTTCCCCACTATTGCACAGACCCTAAAACTGGGAAAGTAACCAAGTCGGCAAAATTCCACATCGAAGCGGCCAATACAATTCTAAAAACACGCAATTTAAAAGCTGTTTTTAAATGGGCACGTGGACACGCTAAATCAACCCATTGTGATGTGATGATACCACTTTGGCTCAAGTGTCAAAAAGTGCGTGAAATTAATGTTATGGTATTAGTTGGGAAAAGCCAAGATAATGCTAATACGTTGTTAGGCGATATTCAAGCTGAACTAGAATTTAACCAACGATATATTAATGATTATGGTAAACAAAAAAATGAAGGTTCTTGGCAACTTGGAGAATTTGTGACGTCTGATGGCTGTGCATTTTTTGCCCGTGGTCGTGGACAATCTCCGCGCGGTTTGCGTTATCGGAACAATAGACCCGATTACATAGTTATTGATGACCTTGATGATGACGAATTAGTTAATAACCCATCACGTGTGGAAAAACTTACCGATTGGGTTAAAGAAGCGCTATTTGGGGCACTAGATGGCGGGCGTGGGCGATTTATTATGGTTGGTAACTTAATTGGTAAAAATAGTGTACTGGCTCGTATATCTGCCACGAATGGAGTCCATGTTACAACTGTTAACGCTTTGGATAAACACGGCAACCCCAGTTGGGCGGAAAAATGGACAGCGGAAGAAATAGCAGAACAAGCAGAGTTTATGGGGTATCGCTCATTTCAGAAGGAAATGATGAATAATCCCATAACAGAAGGTGCCGTTTT